CTATATAAGAACCTGTGCTGAATTGATACTTTAGAGTTGATTTGTTGAACTTTCTCTCATCATACCTATTAGTTTGTTTAAGTATATTAAGAAAGTCCTTTAAAGCTCCTCTACGCAAGTGTGGGACTGATTCTGCTACTACACTAATTTCTTTGTTCTTGTTTTTAATAGCATAGTCAACAAGTATCATTAGAATTGCAATAGTCTTACCCGCAGAACTACCTCCTCTTACTATTCTTATTCTACTACCTAATTCTCTAAGTTTTATTACTGCTTCTGTTTTTGAAAACATTTAATCAATGAATAAAGGTACATCTTCGTTTATAGTTATATCCCTTGTTTCTTTTGGTTTACCTGCAAAGTAATTATAATAAAGCTGAACAAACTTAAAGTCTTTTTTCTCTAAGCCATCTTTAAGAGCTTCAAATGCCAAAGGTTCTAAGGGAGTAAGTTTCTCTATTAATTGTACTTCCTCTTGCTTAGGTTTTCTACCTGCTCTACCTTTTGTTGAATGTCCACCATTGTTTTTTCTACCATCCATAGAATTAATATAAATTAATTAATTAATCTTTTGTATATCTATATATCGAAAAATAAATTAAATTTTAGTGAGTTTCTTCTTTTTGCAGAACTTTATTATACATATCCTCTGTGTAAAGAGCTAATTCATCTATGTCGTTATTAGTAAGATACTTAATACGATGTTTAATTAACATTCTTTTGTTTGCATTTCCCACATCATCAATATCGTTTACAATAACATCTAACCACTTGTCTAGGTTCTTGTTGTAGAACTTGTAAGTATCAAAACTTCTTACTAAGTGTAATACTGTTGCGTGATGCATATCCTTTTCATTCTCCTTGAAGAAGTTTGCTATTCTAGATAATCCTATTCCCAGATATTTATTTAGTATTAAGCAGATCAAAGCTCTAGCTTCTACATACTCTCTTTGTCTTGTATTGTCAAATGGATTCAACTCTGCAAGGTTACTTACTTGTCTTGCTACATCTAAAGCTCTCTTTTTCATAATAATAATAATTTAATTTTTAATTCTCTTTGTATCTCCTGAAGCATTTTAATAGCATCTTCACTATCTCCCATATCTATAGCATCTATTATGATGTCTATGTCTTGTATTAGTTCTTTCAAAACATTCTTATTTGTGATTTGTGTTGCTCTATTCTTTTTATTGCAGCTTCATAATAATCTTTGTCAATTTCATAACCAGTTAAATCATATCCAAGATTATGACAAGCTATTGCTATTGAGCCACTTCCTAAATGTGTGTCAAGTATTGTATCGCCTTTTTTAGCATAATTCATAAGTAACCATTCATAAAGTTTTACTGGTTTTTGTGTTGGGTGTATTCTTATGTTGTCTGCATTTTGTGGTCTCATATAAAATGTTTTTGCTGACAAATTAAAAGAAGTCCAAGCGTACTCGCAAGATGCAAAACTTACATTGTGGGGTTGTTGTTTATCCCAAATTAAAAAACATCTTGTTGGAGGTAAGTTAAAATAATTACCACCCCATATTATTTGATTTTTAGAAACCCTTTCTATTTCATTAAAGTATTGTTGTGATGGTGTGTCTTTATCCCATTTTTTACCCTTACCTCCATAATGCCCTAATCTACCACTTGAATTAATATCGATACCATAAGGAGGATCAACAATAGCTAAGTCAAATTGATTATCTGACATATCTTTCATTACTTCCATACAGTCTTGATTATAAATGTTTATCATAGCGTACCTGTCAATACATAATCATCTAAAGAAGCTCCATTAATAAAGAAGGTTTCAAATATATCTACTGCCTTCTCTACTTTTCTTTTGCCTTCTAAGTAAAATTCTTCAGAACAATCCCATACACCTATATCTAAACTTCCTTTGTCCATTACTAAGAATTTGAATTGTTCATATCCCACATCAAATAGAGAACAGTATAAAAAGCATTGAACATCATATCCATATTTCTTTGCAGCATAAGGAAAGCCTTTTATGTCTGTTGTAGTTTTTAAATCTACTATTCTATCTTTTCCAAGAACATCAGCTTTACCTCTAAATGGAAATCCACATACGTTTCCTATTGCAGGAACTTCAAACTCACAGTCTGTTATTAGTTTAAGTGCGTGTTCATTTCTAAAGAATGCATCTGCTAACTTCTCAGCTTTATTCTTTTCTGACATTGTAAATACTTTACCGTGTTCCTCTTTAGCTAACTTATATGCTTTAGTATTCTTACTTGCAACATCTACAAATATTTGTGCATTGAAAACGTGAGGTTCTAATATAGCTGTATGAAATAACCACCCATCTCTTAAAGGTTGTGTTTCAGGATTACCATACTTAGTAACGTGCTTATAAGTCTTAGGACTTGATAGTAATAGTTTAAGTGAAGAACTGCTTAATGCCAATCTGTTTAGTTCTCCATAGTAGAAAGAATCATCATCCATCTTAGATAATAGTTCTTTATGATCATAGTTTTTACCGTCTAATAGTTTTATCATTTTAATAGTTTTTCTGTTTTTCTAGCTCTTTCTATAGCTCTAAGTTTATCTGACTCTGCTAATTTTATTTTAAAGTCTAATACTTGTACCTCGTTTCTAAGACTTGCTACAAACATATGCATTTCATTTAAGCATTTAATAAGGTTACCTAATTCAGTAGTAGATTGCTTATTTTCTTTTTTAGTGTCGTATGCTTTAACTAGAGCTTGACCTATATAATTAAAGTTAGCTTCATACACTTGGTTTTGGAATACAGTCATTAATTAAGTATTATGTAACTAATACTAGCTATGATTAATGCTATGAATCCTACTTTTAGAACATTAAATATCTGTTCTTCTTTTTCAGGACTTCTACCTTGATTTGATCTATATTGTCTTTTTTTCATAATCTTAATATTCTGAGATTAGGTCTAAATTAGTTTTATCTTTTATTCTAAAATATTGCATTTTATTTTCTTTCATCCATTTATCACATTCTTCAATATTATATATTTTAGTATAACCAAAACTCATATTGGGTATTCCTAATTTATCATACCTTCTAATAGTATGAATACTTAAATCGTATCTTAATGAAATTACCCTTCTTGATACATACCATTTATTAGTAGATATATGGTATATTTTAAATATCTGATTTTTCCACCAAGTGTATTTTAAAACTGTCATTCTTTTATCATAATCATCTATGTCATATGGTGTAATTTTCTTTTCACAATGTGGGCATATTAATTTGTTTTTTGTATTCATCTTAAATGTTTTATTTTTTTCTTGCTCTTGAATAATCGTAGATAGGTCTCTTACTCTGATCTAACTTAATAGTTTCTCTATTAATAATGTTACCTTCTAAATCTAAGATGGTGTAGCCTTGTTGTGCTAGAAGTTTTACAGCTTTGACTTGCTCTTTAGCTCTTTCTTGAATTCTAAATGTTTCAAATATTTCATTACTTATTGGTTCACTCATAATTTTGTTTTTTAAATTTATACAAGCTAATATAACTCATTTAGAGTTATTAACAAAATTTAATTATCTGATTCTGTATTTACTATACTTGCTTGTTGTTCTGTTAGAAGATATACAGGTTTTAGTAATCGTTTCTTAGTCCACATAGTAGTATCAGGACAATACATATCAACAGGTTCTGGCATATCTAAATAGTTTAACCAATATAGATAGTTACCTTTAGGATCTGAAACAAAGTAAAGTTTTACTATTTCGGAATCCATACTTATAAGTTTATCATACTTGTAAACCTCTAACATCTTTTCTTCATAGTATTTGTTCCTGAACTTCATTTCTATAACACATTCGTGACCCTTAGGAGTTTTACCTATAGCATCATAATGCTTATAACTATTACCTGCCCATTTTAATTTCCAGTTATCCATATTTAACATTTTGACAACTGCTTGTTCATATATGTGTATCTTATTGAGTCCCATTAGCGTAAATGTCATTTAGTTGTTTTATCCACGCTATATATGTTTTTGGACTACAGGAGCAGGGTAAATAATAGCTATGCTTATGATAGACGGAATGTAGTTTAGCAATTAGCTCCTGTTCTTTCCTATTAATGCTCTTACCATTGGCAGCCTTAAAGTCTGTCCATTTATCGTAATCCTCCTGACTAAACTTTTGTAATACCATTTCTATCTATTTTAAATTTATTTAAAGCATCTTTTCTTTTATCACAGTTGCACTTAGTTCCTCTTATACTATGGTAAGTATCTACTAAGTATTTAATGCCTGTGTATGTTGTTATTAATTCTACTAAGTTTCCTAGTTTCATAATATATTATTTAATTTTTTTTTATATGCTTGAGCTGCTTCTTGTTCATTTTTGTAAGAACCTAAATATATATTTTTGTTGTTTAGTTTTAAATAAGATGTCCATTTATTTCGAGTTTTATCCCAAAAAACTCCAGGATATTTAGATGTTCCTTTTC